GTTCTGCTGGTCTAGATACAGTGGGTTCTGCTGGTCTAGATACAGTAGGATCTACAGGAGGTGGTACTGGAACTTGTGGTCTAGTAGGCTGTTTAGGAGGTTGTCCTACGTTTGGATCAAACGGAACTGGTTTAGAGACTACAGGTTTTTTAGACGGTCTAACTGTTGGTTTAACAGGTTTAGTTTTAGTTATAGGCTTATCACTTAGTCCTACTACTTGTGGAGTAGGTCTTGGCTCTTCTTTTCTAACTGCAGGTTTTCTTATTTTAGGAGTAGCTTTACGTTTTGCTCCTCTTTTACCGCCTCTAGCCAAAGCAACTCTACCGCCTTGACGATAATCTTGTCGTTTTTTAGTATTTCTTTTTCTTGCCATTATTTATTACTCTCTTGTTGAAAAAGCCTGTCTATTTTTACTTCTAGTTTCTCTAAAGCTTTTATAACCTTTGCCATATCATATTCAAATGTATCTCGTGATATGTATTCTTTAGCCATTTCTTCTCTTGTTTTGTTGATGAGAATGTCAAGCCTTCTTAATTCCGTACTATTTGTTCGTATAGCGTACAATACTGGTGCTACCACAAGAGTAAGCACTATATTCCAGACTATGTAACTGGATAGTTCCATCAATGTTCTTTTTTAAGAACTAGGTACTGCAAAATCAGTATCTGGTACAGGTGGTACTACAGGATTCGTTATAACACTGTCTACTTGACTTGCAAAGACTGCATCCCAATGTGATACAGGACACAATGCTGTCAAAGCTGCCAGATTAAACGTACCTTTAGCTGCTGCGGTGAAATCACCGTCTGCGGCTATAGCTGTAGTAGAAAACGTGCTAGTGTAATAAGTCGCATCGCCTTCACTGTCGTTCTCATAAGTCATCTCTAAATCCCATTGTTCAGCCTTACCAGACTTCTCAGCAGGTGTGGCTTTAGTTAATGCTTTAGTTACTGCCATTTTTATTCTCCGTTATTTAATTGTTGTTTTAATTGCTCGACTTCTGCCGAGAGTTCTTTCACTGCGTTTATAAGTGGGTATACAAAATCTGCTGGTGAAATTCTTTGTACACCATCAATATCATCTTCTGACCAACCAGCAAAGGTATTTACACCAACTTCATCAAGAGCAGCTTTTACTTCTTGAGCAATAAGTCCGTGTTTTAGTTTACCACTGTCTGCTTTATCTTCTGTTGCGCTATAGTGTTCTGTAAGACTTGGATCAACTTCTTGTGATGGTTTTAGTTCGTATGTCGCAGGTCTTAGTTTATTGATAAACTCTAGTCCTAACGTATCTGTGTTTATATTCTTTTTAAGCCTTTCATCTGAAGTCCAAGACCAAGAACTACCGCTTGCAAAAAGTGTACTAACATTATTACCACCGACACCTAGTTTTACATAATTGTTTGCTGTTAAAACTAATTCTGTTCCAACACCAACTCTGTTAGAACCATCAACTGATTCCACATCGCATAAATGTCCAATACACACATTGTTTTGTCCAGTAGTAGTAGTATCGCCTGCAAGTGCGCCAATATATGTATTATCTTGACCAGTCGTTATTGCAGTACCAGCCTGATAACCAATACAAGTATTCAATGTGCCTGTCGTGTTATTTCTTAATGCCTCATTACCCACTGCTACATTATAAGCAGCTGTTGTGTTAGCTTCCAGTGCTTGTTTTCCAATAGCAACATTGGATGCACCTGTACTGTTTACTTCAAGTGCTTGTTGTCCAACGGCTGTATTATTACTTCCGCTAGTTGCTTCACCTGCTAAATTACCAACAAATGTATTATCACTACCTGTTGTTAGCGTTGAGCCAGAAGAAGCACCAATAGCAGTATTTCTACTACCAGTTGTTACAGAATCGCCAGCTTGATAACCAACTGCTACATTTGATGTTCCTGTGGTGTTTGCTGCTAAAGCTGACTTTCCAACTGCTACGTTGTTAGAAGCGGTGGTGTTAGCATTAAGAGCATCTACTCCTATAGCCACATTTGTACCGCCTGTGGTGTTTGATGAAAGCGAAGATTGACCCATACAAGTGTTTCCTTGCCCTGTTGTATTCGCGTCTAATGCGTTTTGTCCTACTGCGGTGTTTTCAGAACCTGTGGTGTTTGCTGCTAAAGCACTTCTTCCAACTGCTGTGTTATTTGATGCTGTGGTATTTGCTGTTAATGCTTGCATACCAACCGCTACATTAGCTGTTCCAGTGGTATTTACTAATAAAGCATTGGTACCAAAAGCAGCATTACTATCGGCTGTTGTGTTTGCTCCTAGTGCTGCTTGACCAAAAGCTGTGTTGTAAGCACCTGTGGTATTGGCATCTAGTGCTTGATAACCAACAGCACTATTAGAAGCACCTGTGGTGTTTGCTGTTAAAGACTGATAACCAACTGCCGTATTGTTTGAAGCTGTGGTGTTTGCACCAAGAGCATGACTACCAAAAGCCATATTATAATTACCAGTCGTGTTGGCATCTAATGCGCCTCTTCCAAAAGCACTATTCTGTGTGCCTGTGGTGTTTGCTGTTAAAGCAGCATATCCAACAGCCGTGTTACTAGAAGCTGTGGTATTAGCATCTAAGGCTGCTGCTCCAACAGCTACATTTTCTGCACCTGTGGTGTTTGCTCCTAAAGCATTATTACCTATACCAACATTGGAACTAGCCGTGGTATTAGCGTCTAATGCGCCTTTACCTATTGCAATATTTTCAGCTCCTGTGGTATTTGTTAGTAAAGCGTGACGACCTATAGCTACGTTGTTAGATGCAGTTGTATTATTTGCCAAAGCACTTGAGCCTACCGCCACGTTGTTACCGCCAGTTGAATTATCCAACAGGACATCATTACCTATGGCTACATTTTCTTCTCCCGAAGTGTTTGATGTAAGAACATTATGACCTACACCTACGTTGTAACTAGCAGTTGTTATAGCATCAAGAGAACCAAAACCTATCGCTATGTTTTGAGTTCCAGTTGTATTTGCTCCTAAAGCTGCATAACCAATACCCACGTTGTTATTTGCAGTGGTGTTAGCATCTAGTGCATAAGCACCCAGTGCCGTATTATAAGAACCTGTAGTATTTGCTGCTAATGCTTGGGTGCCTAATGCTGTGTTCTGTGCGCCTGTGGTGGTTGCACTAAGACCAAAATATCCAATCGCTGTATTGCCATCGGCTGTCGTAGCAGCATCTAAAGCATAAGCGCCTAGTGCAGCATTTTGCGTTCCTGTGGTGTTTGCTGTTAAAGCCTCATAACCAACTGCCACATTTGATGCACCTGTGCTAGTGTTTTCCATAGCTTCATGCCCAATTGCTACATTATTATCGGATGTCGCTAATTTTAAAGCATCACGACCTATCCCAATATTATAACTGCCTGTTGTAACGGTACTTACAGCGCTAAAACCAATTCCTATGTTTCCTCCGCCTGTGGTTATAGCGTCTCCAGCATTGGTTCCTATACCTACATTTGTTGAGCCTGTAGTAAGCACTCCTAAAGCATCGTATCCAAAAGCTATATTATGATCACCACTTGTTATAGCATTCATAGCTGTTAAACCTACAGCCGTATTATAAGTAGCTTCATCTAATGTTCCAGTAGTCTGATGTCCTATAATAAGCGATCCTGTGAAATTTGTTCCTGCTGATTTAGCATCTGACAAACCATCTATTGTTGTTGTACCTGTAACTGGATCTTCCCAAGCTACTCCACTTCCTGTTGAGGTCAGTACTTGTCCGTCACTACCTTGTGCGCCACCTACTGTTAGATTGTCTGTTTCTAAAGTTCCATCAATGTCGGCGTTTCCTGAAATATCTAAACTTCCTGCGTCTAGCTCTCCACTTATTGTAAGTAATCCACTAGAAGGATTATATGTAAATCCAGTGTCTGTTTCAATTCCTTGTGTGCCTGTAGCACCGTCTACAAATGTAGGATAAACTGTTTCGTCTGTAGAGTTATTAGCACTAACTGTAACATTTGTTCCTTCTGTAGCAAGTGCAACCGCTATATTTGCTGTGCCATCAAAAGATGTTCCACCTATTGTTCTAGCTGTTGCCAAAGCTGTAGCTGTTGCTGCTAATCCTGTTGTATCTTGATTTAATGTTCCTATAACAAAATCTAAAGTATTATCACCATCTTCATAAGTTACAGTAATGTTTGTTTCGGTATTACTTCCAACCATTGCGCCTACTGTGTCAGCTATGTATTCATTTAAAGCAGTTCCGTCAACAGTGTATGCGTCTGCTTCTAACGTACCATCTATGTCAGCATTACCTGAAATATCAAGAGATCCTGCATCAAGTTCACCTGTTATAGTTAATAGTCCAGAACTAGGATTATATGTTAAACCTGTGTCGCTTTCTGCTCCTTGACTTCCAGTAGCTCCATCAACAAAGATAGGATACACAGTTTCATCAGTACTATTATTTGCAGAGACTGTAATATTATCTGCTGTTCCTGTTGTGTCTTGATTAAGTGTGCCAATTACAAAGTCTAAAGTATTATCTGAATCTTCATATGTAACTGTAATATTAGTCTCAGTATTAGAGCCTACCATTGCTCCTACAGTATCAGCTATATATTCATTTAATGCTGTACCGTCTACTGTATATGCATCTGCTTCTAAGGTTCCGTCAATATCTGCATTACCACTAATATCAAGCGTTGCAGCATCTAGCTCACCACTAATAGTTATATTAGTACCGCCAGTTATAGCGCCATCCATTGCGACAGCACCGTTAATGTCTATTGTAGTTGCCGTTAGTTCTATCTCAGTATCGGATACTAAATCCAATACTCCGTCTGCGCTTTGGTATATGTATGTTCCACTATCTCCGAATTGGAGTTGGTCAGTACTTGAAAGAAGTAAGCCTGTATCGGCTACGTGTGTAAGAGATACATCTTGGTCATCTCCAAAATTTATAACAGCGCCATCTGCTAAGAATAAATCTGAGAACTCTAAAGCACTTGTTCCTAATGCTGCTCCGTCAGATGCATCTGGAACAAAAGCTGTAGTAGCTGTAATTGTTGTACCTTGTATAGTTCCTGATGAAGTAATTGCACCAGAGCCTATTGTTCCTAATCCTGAAACATTTCCGCTTGTATCGAATGTATAATTTCCGTCTGAGAAGGTTCCGTCAATAGTAAGATTTCGTATTGTTCCTATATCTTTATTAGAATCTAATACAAGAGCTTTACTTGCTGCCGCAGTTCCTGCTGTAATTCCATCTAGCATTTCTAGTTCAGCTTCTGTTAATTCAGCGCCTGAACCAAGTGTAAGTGTTCCTGTAACTGTAAGATTATCATTGACTGTTACTTCGGAAGTTGAATGACCAATTGATATTGGTACACCTGAAGTCGCAGTACCAATAGTGATACCATTAGATGTATTAGAGTTATCTATGTTTAAGGATGTTGTTGCATCTAATGAAATAGTTGTGCCGTCTACTGCGAGTGTTCCGTCTATGTCTGTGTTGTCTAAGTTTGAAGTTCCGTCAACGTCTATGTCTCCTGCGATATCTAAACCTGCAGCGCCTGCTAAGACTAAATCATCAGTAGATGTATCCCATAACATATAAGCACTTGCAGTGTCTCCGAAGAATTTAACATCATAGCCTGTATCGTCAACACCAACAGTTATAGTATTATCTACTTGAATAGCACCATCAAGATTAGTTGTTCCTGAAACTGTTAATAAATCTGTAGTTATTGTACCATCAAAGTATGCATCTTTAAATTCTAACGAGCTTGTACCTAAGTCTATATCGTTATCTGTAACTGGAACTATTGCTCCGTCTTGTATTCTAATTTGCTCTACTGCTGCTGAAGATACCTCTACAAATATTCCCCAACGATTATTAGTACTGTCTGCTACTATTTTATTTAAAAAGTCTAAGTCACCTATGGTGTGTATATTACCACCGTGTGCTGCTGTGCCGTCATGTCTATGCCCTGTAGTAGAAGCACTGCTTGAACTGTATGTAAATGCGTTGACTAATTGATTGTATTCGTTGTTAAACAATGCAGCAGTAATGGTGTCTCCATCACTGAAACTACTTTGTCTTGTATAACTTTGTGCCATGTTTTATTTTCTCCCCGATGGTACGTAATCTATATAAATTCCATTAACTGTATAAGGTGAATTTTGATTATCGCTAAATATTCTAAAATAATTACTTTTTCCACTTCCTTCTACCGACTGTCTTGTTATTGGATCTGTCGCTGCTCCAAACTTATATCCTCCTGCTGTTCCAAAAGTTGCTGTTGCAAACAGCGAAGGTTTCGGCACTGATAATGAATAATCTGTAGGTTGTGGACTATCCAGATCATCAAAATTATATCTTATTCTTAAACTTGTATCAACTTCTCCTTCTGGAGTTATAGAAACTTTTACATATTTTAAAGTTTTTAAAGTTCCTAAATCTCCGTAATCAAGATCTGGTGTCTGATACTTAGCTATAATATTTGTTGCTGTTCCACCAGAATCTAAAAAACTGTCTCCTGTATCGTGATTATATACTTTTCCGTTATAGTCACCATGATAATATTTTTCAACACCGCTTGAGTTAAATCCTGAAACTGCTGCAGCGCTTGCGTCTATTCCTACTGTTTCAGACCACTGAAATTGTGTTCCTTGTTGTGTGGTTTTCAAAGTACCTATAATTCCTCTTGAAGAACCACCAGTAGAAGAATCTCCGTAATATAAACGATACTGTGCTTTATCTCGTATAACAATACTGCTTACATTATAACTTCCAATATTATCTGCAATTCTTTTCATTACAGGCTGTATAGCACGAGTAACTGTACTTAACTCTACGTCACCGATTCTTGCTGTACCTGCTAATGTTCTTATACCGTCTGGTGCTAAAAATACTAAGTCACCACCAATCTCTTGAATACTTTTACCATCTAAACAACCAATATTTTGTGTAATTGGTTCTATTGCAATACTTGCAGATATATTTATATTTACTAATTTATAAATACTATTTTTACAAAATATAATTAGATCATCACGAAAAGATCTTAAACCTACTACTTGATCATCTAATACTATACTTCCTGAACCACTTGATGTAAAATCATCTATATCACTTGTGCCACTATAAAATATAGTATTTGGCGCTGTTGCTGCACCTGCTACTACTAAGTGTTTGTCATGTATTGTACAAAACTTAGGATAGTGTGTTCCATCTACTGTTATTTCTTTTGCAAAATAAGTCCTAGAATCTAAATCCCCACTACCAGTCATTTTAAAGTAAAAAGGTTTTACACCTGATCCTTCATCAGTAATTACAACTTCTCCGTAAGTTGTATCACCTTCGTAAGTTACAAAATGTGCTAGACTTTGTGAAGTTCTAGCTGAAGCACTACGACCTGTAAAAGTACTATAGTTATCTCCACTACCTGATACGCTTGCTCTATTTATTTGTAACCAACTTGTACCGTCTAAACTAAAATATATATTAGTACTTGCACAAGCTATTACTCCGTCTGCATAAACATATAAACCTAATATATCGTCTTGAGAGCTAGGATTTGCAGCACTTCCTCCACCAAAAGCTGAATAACCGTTTACTCGTCTATAACCACCAGCTATATCAACTTCAAAATTCTCTAATAATGTAGCAGAACCTGGTGTTCTTAACATCTCAAAAGAACTTGAAGACTTATCTAGGCCTCCTTCACAAGCTAGTGCAAAAGGTTGAGAAGCAGTCATTATATTTGATCCGTTGACATATACTTAGGAGCAGGATTCATAAGATTAGATCTCATTTGTCTTAATCCTTTTTTATAGTCATCTAATGCAAAAGCCGAAGCTTGTGGATTATCTTTAAATTGATGCATATAGTATCTGGCTCTTGCCAACAACACTGATTTATACATATCAGGAAATACTATTGCATCTCCATGTGCATCTAATGCTGTTGGTAAATCCCAAGCAAAAAACCATACTCTGTATACTTTATCTGGTATTGGACTTACTCCAAATTTTCTACCGTCAGGACTTCTTATAACAGTTTTTGGCTCACCATATGTTTGTGTATCAGCATCGTCTATATTCTCTGCTTCTCTATAGTGATCTTTCCATTCCTCTGCTGTAAGAAAAGATAAGTTTCTACTTGTGTATGGTGTAGAAGCTCCGCTAACACCTATCGTTGTAAGATAAAAATCATTCCAATCTATAGCGCCATAATCAGTAGTTATAGAACTTGAGGCTGCTTTTAATTCATACCAGCGAGTTCCTGCTACAGTCTCTACATATACGTTACCGTAAAAAGGATCTGTTGCTCCGCTTTCTCCTGTAGCGAGGAAAGACCATCTAGGCTCTGCACTTACAATATCGTTATAAGCTCTATTAACACAGTCTTTAACATGAGCTTGTACACCTAACGCACTGCTAAAATTTGAAGATGTTAAAACAACTTCGTTTGATTCCCTTAATAACTCATTAGTTAATTGTAAGTATGTAGTTGCCATTTATTATTTACTCTTCAGGTGTTTGTTCTTCAGTTTCTTCTTCTAGTTTATCAACCACAGTTCCTATTGCTTGAACAGGGATAGATATTGCAGTTCTGCCTAAGTCCATAGATTCGTCTACAACGGCAGCCGTTACGTTTTTACCAGCATCTACTGTTTCTTCAAAAATAGAACAGCCAGAAACTGTCAATAAAAAAGCAACTAAAGATAGTAATTTAATTTTCACTATAAATTCCTCAATATTATTATTATAGTAACTATTTATAATAGGAAGTTACTTTAACCTTTTTGTCTGTTATAATTCTTTTGGGGTTTTCCAAAAATTCTATCAAAATTCTTATTGTATGTTTTTCTTTCTTGAGCAGTCATTCTAGTGCCTGCACTTATTAATTTTCTATTGCCTTTCTTCTTATTCTTTAAGATGACAGGTCTTGAATCCGTTCCTACTTGTGGCATTTATTTTTCCTTATCTGAGTATGGGGAAGATAAACATTAAATTCTCTTCCCTCATACCTTTTATTGCTTTAACTAAGATTAGTCGATAGCGTAGAAAGCAGCTACTAGAGCTTCGCTTCGAAGTACATCAGCGCCATAGACGTGAAGACCTCTAACGATGTCACCAAAACTGTCAGGATCACGAAGAACCTCAGTTTGTGTGATAGCTTGTGCAGTAGCGCAGGCTGAAATATGTCCAGCTAATACTTTACCACTAGCTGTTGAAGCAGCAGCAATATTATTAGATTTGTACATATCAAAACCACGTAACTTTCCACTTGATACTAAGCCATTTCTTAAAGAACCTTGACCTGCGTTGTAGTCAACTGACATTAGTTTAGAACCAGTTTGAGCGAGTTGCTCGTACCACGAAGGCGGAGCTACAAACCATCTACCTTCTTCAGGGATGTTTTGTTCGTCTAATAGTCTAGCCATAAATGCCATTACATCAAGAGGATCAGCGCCAGTACCATCAGAACCAGTAAGGTCGATAGAATTAGAGCCGCCTTGATGTTGCCCCATTGTTTGAGTAGCCGCAGAAGCATCAGCACCTAACACATGGTCAGGCGATGAAGTTGAGACTCCACTAAACATTTCGGCAATGACACCTTCATCAAAAGCATCTTTTAGAGCGTAAGCTGCAGAAGAGGATGCGACCTCTTTCCAGTTTACGTGAGACATAGATTTCTCAATGTCATCTACTTTGAATTTGAAAGCGTTTGCTACATCAACAGTAAGGGTTTCTTCCATGTCGGTAAGTTTGGTTTGCGTTACGTCAGCACCTCTTTCATACTGATAAACAGTAATCGTAGGTTCTTTAACGATCCGTACTGTGTCACCAAATGCAGAAATATCACCTGAATAATCAGTATTTGTGATAGCTTCAGCTACCGAGGCTTTTCTAAAAAAGTTAAGTACCTTCTTGGAATAAACCTTGGGCATAAAGAATGCATTAGTTTGTCCAGTTACGGAGTTGCCAAAGTTACCATTAGTATCAGTCGATTGCTCGAATAGAGCATCAGATTGATTATAAGCCATTTTAAGTCACCTTTAAATGTTAATAGTTATACTTTTAATTACGCACTCTACCTTCTTCAAGAGCTTTATCTATCTCGGATTCGAGACGATCAAACTCATCCATAGGTAGTGCGGCAATCTCCTCTTGAGTCCAAATTTTAGGCTCAGACGAAGCATCTATCGTTGTAGTCTTGGTAGATACCATATCCGCAGCCTTTGAGCTTGAACTCACAGACTTATTACGAGCCTGTTGCTTCTGTGTTGCAGAAGTTAATCCTATATCTTGTTTAAACAAATCAATTGCTCGACTTGCTAAACGAACATTATTAGGATTGTTATAAACCCATGCTTGAATATCTTCTGGTTGAGATTCTGCCCACTGATGAAAATCATCACTTTCTCGAATAGCTGCAAAATCAGGATGCGTACTAAGTAATTCAGATTCTGCTTCTTTTCGTAAAGCTGCTGATTCTCTTTCTTGTAAAGACGAAATCTTAGAATTTAATTCAGAGACTTTGGCTTCACTTTGTAAGTGTGAAACAGTTTCAACCACATCATAAACATCTGGATACTGAGCTTTAAATTGTTCGAGTTCTTCAACAGTTTTAGGAGCTTGGTACTCAGGTCTTGAAGCCGTAGCTTCTTGAATGAGTTCTTGCTCTCTTGTTCTGAACTCGTTAAGCTTACTATCGTAATGCTTTTTCAAGTCATCATACCTTTTTTTATAGTTAGGCTGTGAATAAGGTTTAGTTTCTACTGCTTTCTCTTCTACTTGTTGGTCGCTCTCTTCTACCTTTTCAGATTGTTGAGGTGCAACAAATAAACTTTCAGCAGTCAAACCTTCTTTAGGCATAACATCATCCGTATGCCACGATTTTCTCGCGTTGTACGGATTAGGTACTGGTTCGTTTTGTGCTTCTTCCGCAGAAGCTACATTTTCATTTTCAGTCATTTTACTCTCCTTCCTTTGTGCTTACTATACCGAAGGTGGCTTATTCCAAGAACGTCTTCTAAATAAGTGCTTGCCTAAGTAAGGTGGCATCAAAAGGTCTTTTTACTTTTTTAAAGTTATGTAGAGTGCTGTTTGACTAAAACAGGTCGCTCTACGGTTATTAAGTGGCGAATAGAGAATTACGAGGATTTAAAGCAATCATAGATTCGTTTACTTTTTTATCAGCCAAAGAGGTAGGCATAACTCTGCCTGCTTCTTCTTTTGATTGTATAGCTCGAACTATTTCTTGTTCTTCGTTCTCTTCTTCTTCTACATATCCGCCAGCTTGTTTTATTTGTCTTCCTTCGTTGTCAGCTTCCATTTCAGCTACTTCCATTAAACCTTGAAGGTTATCAGGGCCAATTTGGTTTGCTGCTTTTGAAGTCATTACAAATTCCCCATCCGATAACCTTGCGGGTATCGAATCGGACATCTCAGTTCCTGGGCCTGTAACAGAACCAGAACCTGAAAATTCGGATGCTGTATCTACAACTTGGTCGAAGATCATACTTAATCGATCATCTTGTTCAAGTGCATTCAGCAAATATTCTTCGTCTTCGGGAGTCAAAGACTCTCCGATTATAAAATCTGTGTAATCCTCTTCCATTTGTTCGTCTGGAATCATCGTTTCTTCGTACTCTTCGTGTGTTGCGCCTGGCATTACAGTTCCATCAGGCATTGTGTGTGTGGGTTCTTCCATCATATCTGTCATTTGTGCGTCTAGTTCTCCACCTTCTTGTTTCTGTACGCGAGGTTGATATAGAAACGAAGGCTGATAGCCAAAATCTAAAGATCCTTTTTTCTCTGCTTTAGTATTTTTACCATATAAACTAGGTAATAAATTTTTAATTATACTTTTAATAGATGTTCCGCCTCCTGTTGAATATACTTCTCTTTGCATTATAGCTCCTCCTTTTGCAAATTTTAATGGTTGTAATCCTTCTGTTTCTTCTGTTTCTTCTTGTACTAAAAATTCTGATTTTGGAGTTTCTAATAAAGAAACTGGGCCTGTTCCTGTAGGTATGGGATCAGTATTGAATTTATTCGGATTCCATTCTTTTGGAGTAGGTGGTCTGTGGTGATGTCTTTTCCAGTTTTCTTTAGGATGTCTAGTCATCTCTTTTACATCTTCAAAAAAACCTTCTGGCATACTCTTCCTAATCGCTTTATTTTTACTTGGGTTTAGTTTAGTAAAATCTGAAACTGCCATTATTTTTCCTGTTCTCTATTAAGTGCTTCTTGTACTGTTTCTTTAAGCTGTTCCAACTGTACCAGAGAATTGATCTTCCCCTGGCAACGGTACATTTCCTGTTCCGATGTTGCCACCACCAGTGCCTGTAGCTCCAAGCTCTTGCGGTTGTTCAGGTGTTCCTTGAGGGCCTCCCATAACATTCGGTTGTTCACCAGTGGTAATAGCTTCTTCGCCAGTTCCTTGTCCAACATTTTGTTGCATTCCTATAATTTGTGCCATAATAGCTGCTTCCTCTGGATCATTGAGTATTTCATCGGGATCAAGATCCAAACTATAGGCTAGTTCACTTATCAATTTAGACATTTTAACAAATGGTGCAACAGCAGGATTTTGAGCAGTTTGTAAGAACATAGTCAATCTCTGTGACCTCACTTCTTTCTGCATCAAACTATTTGTTCCCATAGCATTAATTTCTAAATCTCCCTCGATTCCTAACTTACCTTCCATAAATTGCATATTCCATTGGAAGTATGCTTCACCTAAAGGTTTAAGTAGAAAATCATCTAAATTCTTTACGACAGTTTTAATATTTAAACTAGCTGCACCGAGCAACATCGACATACCAGATGCTGTTCTTGTCATACTTTGAACACCTGTTTGTCCATGAGAGTAACTAGGTATTCCTGTTTGTTCGTCTGCAAGTTGTCTAAACTTGTCAAACATCATCATATTTTCAGTTGACGTATTCGGAAACTTTAATCCGTGTACTGCTTGTCCTGGCATTCCTGCTTGTCTGCGGAATATCTTTCCTGGATATATTTCCATTGATTGACCACCAACAAGTGCAGACTCGTCTACGTCAAAAACTAAAGAACCAGCTAGTGCAAGATTATCAATTGCCATGCGTGCGTGTCCGTTCATTATCTGTTGGGCATCATCCATATTCTCAGCTACACCTATACCAAAGAAACTGTAAGGGTTGCGTTCATATGGAAAAGAATGATAAGGTAATCTATGCGGAGTAAATGGATTTATAACAATACGAAGAAGTTTACCATTACATATCCAAGCGTTTACTTGGACTTCATCTAAATCATCTATACTGTCTGGAACATCAATTTCAGCCTGTCTTAAATATTCAGCATCCATTATTCCCCAATATTCTAAAACTTCGTACTTCTCTGAACCATATGCTTTATCATTTTCATCATCACGTAGTTGAGTGTCATAATACTTATCTTCGTAATTTGCGCCCATCATTAAGCATTCACGTATTGCATCACTGTCAAAGTAAGGCATTTTACGTAATGCTCTTAGTTGACTCTTGTTTAGCTTATGTCTGTGGAATACGTATTCACACTCTTCTATATTGGTTGCTGCAGGATCTGGAAAGAAATCCCATAAACTAACAAACTCAATTCTAGGTACTCTAACATCTACAGGAGCATAAGTTCTTTCACCGTCTTCTCCTTCATCCCAACGACTAAGAGTTTTATTAAAATTAAAAGGACCTTTAACAACTCCTGTTCCAAGTAGTGATGATTCTAACAGCGCATTTCTTATTTCGGATGAACCACTTGATTCTTCTATCTGATCGTGGATTAATTTTTCCATGCGTCTTGCTGCCATTTGCGCAGGCTTAATCTCTATCTCTTGAGGCTGTGGACTTGTACCAACAGCAAGGACTTCACTAGCTTCTTCTTCCAATAGAAACTTTCCGTTACTAAAGGTAGCTCCAGCTTTAAGAACTTTACCATCTCCTTCGTAACCAACATCGAATGGATTCTCAATATCTGTTTCTTGTTCTTCAACATCAGGTACACTTGTTTCAATACCTGGTGTAGGATTTTGTGTATCTAAGTGCGCAAACTCTGCAACACCTTCAGGCATTTTAGTTTCTCGTACACCGATTGGAAACTTACCAGTTCCGAATACTACATCTATAAGTTGTCCAAAAGATGCTAGTACTTTGGTTTTAGTAATCTTTACAAAGACTTTAGACTTTTCAGATTCTCTGAACTTTATGTTTTTATCGTATAAGCCTCTGTAGTTTCTATAAGCTGTTAGCCATCTGTGTTCGTGAGGCATCCTTGCAGCCTCTGCGTCTGAAAAACGATTCTGTATAATTCCTACTAAGTTGAGTTGTTGATCTTCTTCAAGTACTAGTTTCTTTCCTTCTTCGCCTTCAACATCTTCAAAGAAAAGATTATCTGAATTATCTATAAAGGTGTTTTCGTTATTGTCAACCATTTTATTTTTATTTCATTTTAGAAATGTTTTTATATTTTACTAAACCACCTTTAGAAAATTTAAGTGGTACTCCTTCAGGATATTCTTTAAGATAATATTCAGGATCTTTTTTTGGTGTTCTAGCTTGTCTGACTTTTTGTTTGGCGGTTTCTGCTGAACGTGCCTGAGAGCCTTTTCCATACTTAGGCGCACCTTGTGCTATTCTAGCTGCTTCTGCTTTTGCTTTTATAGCTGCTTCACGTTTAGCAATTTCTTTTGCAGCTTCGTCAGCTTTTTTCTTACCATATTTTTGTATACCTTTTCGTACACCTTTTCCTGCGATAAATCTAGCTGCTGCTCCTAATACTGGTATGACTACTGGTCCTGGCATTATTTACTCCTTATTTATTTTTAATATCCAAAATCTGGATCTGATGGTTTGTATATTGATTCTCTTTTTATTTGTCTAATTCTTTCTAATGGATCAGTAATTCGCGGTCTACTCATTATTAAATAACGTAGCGCATCGTATGCATGATCAGATGCATTCGTGTCTACGTCTTCAGGTTTAGTCTTACTCAGTGGAATGCTTTGTAGTTCTCGAATCAAGTTAGGACAAGTGTTAAATATTTGTAATTTAGGTCGGTTCCCATTATTCTGAACTTTCAAGTACTCGTGAATTTGGATTTTACCTTGTATTCTATTTTTATCTGCTCTGCGCAGCTTATGGCCTAACTGTTGTAATGTCTCACCAACAGTAGGTCCAGTTGTTCCTGTTCTTGCCCAAGCTGCTGTATCAAGCACTCCTTGAACAGAGAACGGATCTTCTACTTCCATTTCTGTAATTATACGACCTAAATCCAATCCTGTCAAGTTTTTTTTGTATAATTCTCTGTAAATTATTAAAGTTCCATCAAGTCTGTCAACTGCTCCCCACAGACAACAACTCTCAGATGAGTACCCATAGTCTATTCCTTTTACTCGTTCCCACACTACAGGAAGAATAAAAGGAGGGATTACATGAATAGTTGGATCAAACTCAACAAAAGCAGCACCTTCAGCTACATCCCAATTGCCCTCTAAGAGTTGTCTTCTTTGTATAGGCGGAAGCGCTTTAAGCATTTCTTCGTAGCGACCATCTTGAGCTAGATAAGGATTATCATCTAATCTTGCTGGTATAAACTTACGACTTAATCCGTCTTTTCCTATAAAAGATTTATTAGGTTCTTCTGCTTCTACATATCTTTTTTTAACCCAATGTGCGCCAACACCGCCTGGGTTTGCAGTACATCTTAGGTATGTTTCTATAGAAGAATCAGTTGTTCTCAAACGAGATGCTAGATAGTTCCAACCGAACTCTGTAGGAAGGTGAGTAATCTCGTCAAAACCTATCCAAGAATATGCTTGTCCTTGATAACGATAAACATCTGCGTCTCGTTCAAGGAATCCAAACTCTATCTTTGCTCCGCTTGGAAAGTTCCATAACTTCTCGACTTCACGAAACTTACATCCTGGAAATGCTTTAGGATATAACTCACGAGATTTATCTATTAGTTCTCGAAGCTCTGGCATGGATCTTCTTAATATAAGCGCTCTATGTGCTTTCTTGTGAGCATATCGTAACGGATCAACTAACATAGCATAGGATTTACCACCGCCTGCAGCACCTCCGTAGAGAACATCTCTCTCACTTGCTGCAAGAAACTCTGTTTGTGGGCCGTCATTAGGATGAAAGACTACATTTTCTTGTGGGTTTTCTTGTATTTCTTGTTGAACACTTGGAATAAGTTGTTCTAATTCAGTATCTAGTACAACTTGATTATTTGTTTTATTGTCAAGTTTGTTAAGAACTTCTTTTTGTTTTTTTAAACTGGTAGTCTGTGAGCTAATTTGACTTTTTAATTTAGCTATTCTCTTTTTCTTTTTACTAACAGATCTTCTAGCATTCATCTTTGCCTTAGTTGATGAATGATAATTATAGTTACCTTTTGAACCTTTAGGTCTTCCCGATCTTTTTCTAGGAGTGCCGTCTTTCTTTAATTTAAACGTAACTCCATCTTCTTCGAGTAAGTAGTTCTCAGGATGTAAATCCCAATCTTTCGTTTCTTGTACCATGTTTTTTATCTATAATTTTCTTTAAGCCAGCAGGACTTATACTTCTACCTGTGTGGTTCTCTAGCCAATAACAACCATCACGCAAAGAGATCTCTTCGTTAACTACCATTTCTTCTACAGCTTCAAGAGCTTCAAGTTGTTTTTCTACAGGTTCCATGTAATGATCATCGTTCTCGGTTAGTTTATAACCAAACGGAACAGTAGAACTTGTGCGCTTTTTTAAATCAACTGTTGTTTTTTGTAGTAAGCTTTTTTCGTTGTTGCTGTTGTTGTTGTTCATCTTTATTTTTTTTACTTTTATTAATTACAAAATCAGGAGAGATCCTAATGCACTCATCAGGATTCTCTTCTAATTGTCTTTCCCACTCTTGCTTGCGCCAAATCTTTGTCATTTAGCTTTTTTCTTGGCTCTTGGTTTCTTTTTCATAGATGTTTTATAAGCTTCGTTCTTTTCAGTTTTAGGATCATCTTTTACAAAATGCCCTTTCTTGTTTCTAGCGCGGACAGTAACTGTCTCTGCATCAAGAAATCTAACTTTGAACCAATCTTTTAAACCTATGTACCAATAGTTTCTTTTTATACTCATTTTATTTCCTTTTTATTATTATTTTAATTCTTCTTGTTTCCAGCAATTCAAGTTCGCTGCCACTGTTCTTCTTTCTCCTTCTCCAAAGAATGGATAGACCATGTGTTGCATCCAAGATGGAAACATTAACTGTCTTCCGATCTTAGGTTGTAGTGTAATTGATTGTGGTGGTCTTAGTCTCTCAGTGTTCATTATCTCGTTACGACCATAAGTAAAAGCCAAAAACCCATCACAAGCACCAGAATCATTATAAAGACTGTAGTTTTCTGAACTTCCTTTTTCTGTTTCTCCTAGCTTACCTATTTGTTCTGGAACCATAGTCCAACAAGTACTAGATATACCCATGATTGTTTTAGTGCCGTGATCGTGTATCGGATTATAATCTCCTTCGAAACTATGTACAGACCACAGTTCGTCTATGTCTACAATACGCGATTCAAACTCTGCACCTGTTATATTTGCAAAGGTATTAATATACATTGCTCCCATTGTTGTTATAAAGCTATAATAATCTTCTAAGCTTTTGTGCTTGTGGTCCATTAAGAGTTGCTCGCCTTGATGTATTTGTCCGACCAACGTACCTGCAAGTGATTTCTTCTCTGCTGTTTCTTTGTATTCGTCTAAGTATTCGTTTAAATCATCTATAATATCATCTGGCAATTGACACTCTAACATCACAGCCGCAGGAAGACTATGTACTTGCATATTAAGTTCTTCTTGATTTAACTCCACGCTACTTTTATCCCGCGTCTTTGTAGCTCTTTTAAAACTTTATGTATCTTTTTAGGTGTCGCGTTGCTTGAATTTAAATAGTCAAATAGATCTTTCTTTGATGTAGCTTTCATATAATAATATGTAGTAGAGTACTTACCTGTGCGCCTATCGTAGTTTTTCTCGGTTGGTTTGAATTTAGTTGGAGGCATTCTTGTTTCTAAGTTTACGCTCGTTGTCTTCTTGATTAATTCTCATGAATGTTGGTCGCATAACATTGTACATGATAAAAGGTAAAAAAGCGTGTAT